ATCAAGGGGCAAAACCCAGCAACCTGGATCTCTAAAAGCCAATCGGGATTATCAAGAGCGTATTGCGACAGATGCCGATTCGATGTGGAGAGTTGGATTGATGGGACTACATGGGATCTTCGTGCCCAACAGGAATATCGACAAGGAAAGCAGGAATTAGATTATGGCTTTTAATTTGGAGGATTATGAAACAGTTGAAGAAAGATTGGCGAAATTCTGGAATGACAACCCAGATGGAAGGATTGAAACAGAAAGGGTTGTGGCACTTAATGCTCCTTCTGATGAATATGTTTTTGTGGCTCGCCTATTTAGAACTGAGGCTGATAAACATCCAGTTTCGACTGGGTGGGCAAGTGAAACGAAAACTAATTCAGGCTTTAATAAGTTTGCTTGCGAACTTGCTGAAAGTTCTGCATTGGGGCGTGCGCTCGCTAACTGGACTTATGCCAAAAAAGGTGCAAGACCAAGCCAAGTAGAAATGGAACGAGTTGCTAAAGGCAACAATGAGCCAATAAAGCCTATGTATGGCAAGCCAGGTTCTAAGTCTGCAGCTATGGAAATGGCACTTCGCACAAGCTTAAAAAATGAACCTTGGGAAGCACCCAAGTTAGAAGATCCAGCACCAGTTGCATGGTCAGTTGATGATGTAGCAAAAGAGTTAAATGCCGAGAAGCTGAGCGAATCCTTTGATTGCAAGCATGGTCAAATGTTACGCAAGGAGGGAACCAGTAAGACTGGAAGACCATTCTTGGGATATGTATGCGTTGAAAAAAGCAAGGCAGATCAATGCGAGCCCATTTGGGCAAAAGTAACAAGTAATGGCAAGTTCTACTTTCCAGATCCAGACAAGGACAAATAAATGGGAGATTTAGAAATAGTAAGAGCTGACGGACTACGTTTAAGATTTGAGCAAAATGGCTTAGTTCCAGACATTGTGCCGCTATCCGAATGCTGCGAACTTTGCAACGATCCACGCATGGTTCATGTTGAAGGATTGCTTAAATGCGTTGGATGTGGGGTTATCAATCGCATCGATTACGGAAATCACTCATGACCCACGATGATTTAATTAAAGCGGTATCGGTGAATTCACTGGTATCGCCAAATGTCATAAAATCAATAGTGGAATTGCACAGCCCAATTGGCAATTTATGTGATTGGTGCACATGTCGAGAGGACGATCACATTGTGCATTATCCATGCAAAACCATTTTGATTATTCAGGATGCCCTAAATGCCTAAATACGATTATGAGTGTCCAGGTGAAGAAATCATCATTGAATACAGCCTGCCAATTGTCCATGAGAATCCAACATGCGAAACATGTGGAGCGGTCATGAGGCAGGTATATCAAGCCACACCAGCCATATTTAAGGGCACAGGATGGGGCGCAAAGCCATGATTGAAGCTGCGGTGATGAAATGTAATGCTTGCAAGAAACCGACTATTTTCGAAATTGAATTTGGTTGGGATACTGTGCCAGGAGTAGTCATCGCAGAGTGCCAAAAATGTTACAAAAAAGGCGCAAGACTTGAGGAGGATATTATGGATAAGCAAGTGCAACGTTGCGAATTGTGTGGTGGTTGGAAAATGGAATACAACAAATGCGGTGCATGTAAACAGTAGCGACACTCCCAAGATCCCGTTCAAAAATGAAAGGTGCTTGATTACATATGATAACCTTTAGAAGACATTCGCCCTTAAGGCGAAAAGGCGAGCCCCGTAGGGGATGGCTCGCAAGGTGGCACCTAATTGGGATACCTATAATTGTGAGCCAATTACTTGCCTTAGAGCCAGCACAAGCAGCTAATATAAACGTTTACAAACAATATACATTTATGCAATTAAACTACAATTTCAAAGAGTTCTATTGTGTAAGTGATCTTTGGTATAAAGAATCAAGATGGAATTACCAGGCAAAGAATCCAAAGAGCAGTGCATACGGAATACCACAGCTGTTAAACCTAAAAAGCAAAGACCCGTTTTATCAGATTGATCAAGGATTGAAATACATTAAACACAAACATCAAACAGCTTGTAATGCGCTTGCCTTTCATAATAAGCGTGGTTGGTACTAATGGCTAAGTCAGGAGTAGGCACAAGAACTTGGCGTAAGACAAGAGAAAGAATACTTAGAAGGGATGGCTATATCTGCCAGTATTGTGGACAAGAGGCTGATACAGTAGATCACGTCATACCTAGAAGACTAGGTGGATTAGATAGCGATGATAATTTATTAGCTGCGTGCAGTAGATGTAATTACAGCAAAGGGGGGCGTTTTTTTGTGAGCAAGAGGACACCACCGACCCCCCTTGATCTTTCTAACCGACAAAACACCTCAATTGGGCACGATCCATTTGAATCCAGATGATTGATCTTAAAACTGGCGAGATCCTTTCAGATCCGGCTACTTTGACAATAGGAGGTGTGGCAACACCCCGAATTCACTCAAAACTCAATGATTTACCTTCAAAGGGTCAAGAGATGATCGACTTTGCAGCTGAAATTGGCATTCCACTTATGGAATGGCAGAAGTTTGTTGCTATTCATGGGCATAAGGTCAAGCCTGATGGAAGATGGCAGCATTCCGAGGCGGGGTTGTGCATTAGCAGGCAAAACGGAAAATCGACCTTTATGATGTTACGGATGCTTACAGGCGCTTATGTATGGGGCGAAGGATTGCAATTGGCATCAGCTCATAGGCTGACTACATCGCTTGAGACTTTTAGACAGATAATTGCCCTTGTAGAAGAAAACGACAAATTGGCTTCAGAAGTTAAAAAGATTCGTTGGCAACATGGAGCAGAAGAATTGGAACTTAAAGGTAATCGAAGAATTGTAATTAAGGCATCTAACAATGCTGCAAGAGGTATTGCTAAACCTGAAACTATTCACATGGATGAGTTAAGAGAATACAAAGATCAAGATGCGTGGTCATCTATGCGTTACTCAATGATGAGTGCTAAAAACCCACAAACATGGATTTATTCAAATGCTGGAGATCAACACTCGGTTGTGTTAAATGCTTTACGATCCAGAGCACTAGCTGCTGCTGGAGGTGCTAATGATGATATTGGTTGGTTTGAATGGAGCGCAGAACCCAACGCTCCTATCACTCTTCCGTCGGGTGAGCCGAATTGGGAAGCATTCGCTCAAGCCAACCCTTCTTTAGGAATAACAATCCATCCTGACAATTTAAGAGCTGTAATAAATGATCCTCCTGACATTGTTCGCACGGAGGTATTGTGCCAATGGGTGGACACAATAAACTCAGTAGTAGATGCACAGAAATGGCAATCATGTGCGATTGATCCGATACCACTTGATCCTGACAAGCCAATGTGGATGGGATTAGACCTTAGCCCAGATAGAAAATTTGGTGCTTTAGTTTGTGCACAAAGAATGCCAGGAGAACGCTTCTATGTTCAATTGCTTCATACCTGGTCAAATGATTTCTCATTAAATGATTTGGCTATTGCCAATGATGTTGCTCCTTATTACAGAAAATACTCAGTAGAAACTATTGCTTATTCAAAGAGAACTGCCGCAGCCGTTGCATCTAGGCTTCAAATGGCTGGAATCAATACAACCGATATGGATGGGGCGATTTACAGCGAATCCTGCGACAGATGGCTTGGTGCAATTAACTCCCACAGGCTTCAGCATGGAAATCAAGAAGAACTTACTCAGCAAGTTTTATCAGCTGCTCGATTACCTTATGGAGATGGTGCTTGGATCATTGGTCGAAGAGCATCAAGGGTTGCCGTATGTGCTGGAGTTGCTACTGCCCTAGTTTCATATTTTGCGACACAACCAGAAACCGAGATAGATATACAAATCGGATAATTCGGACATAAGGTATAATATGCACCAATGGGAATTCGTGATTTTATACTTGGTGCTCCATCTAAAGTTCAAAATACTTCTGATGTCGAAGCATCCTTAGCACCTTTCAATTTATCATCATCAGTTTATGGTTTGATGAATGTTCCAACAACAGTTGATCGTTCAACAGCTATGTCAGTTCCAGCAGTTGCCAGAGCACGCAACATTATTTGCGGAACTATTGGATCTTTACCTTTAGAGCAATACAACAAAATGACTGGTGCTCATATTGAGCCACTTAGAGTTATCAATCAACCAGATCCAAGAGTTTCAGGCTTTGTTGTTTACAACTGGCTTGCAGAAGATATTTGGTTATACGGAGTTGGCTTTGGATTAGTCCTAGATGCTTATGAAGGCGATGGAAGAGTTCGCTCCTGGACAAGAATCGATCCACGAAGAGTTACTCCTAAATACAACTTGGCAATGTATGAGATCGAAGGTTATGAAGTCGATGGAAAACTTGCACCTATTGCTGGAGTTGGATCTGTTATTCGATTTGATGGCGCAGATGAAGGATTTATCAATCGTGCAGGTCGCACAGTTATTGCAGCTGTTGAATTAGAAAAGGCTGCGTTGTCTTACGCTAAAGAGCCAGTTCCCTCCATGGTATTAAAATCAAATGGAACAAATTTAACTTCAGAGCGCATTGCAAAATTACTTGAAGCATGGAGAAACTCAAGAGCAACCCGATCAACTGCATTCTTAAATGCTGATGTTGAAATGCAATCAGTTGGTTTCGATCCTAAGAGCCTTCAGCTCGTAGAAGCTCGTCAATATGTGGCGTTGGAGATAGCAAGAGCATCCGGCATTCCTGCTTATTTCCTTTCAGCAGAGAACACCTCTATGACTTACTCCAATGCCACTTCAGAACGCAGATCATTAGTTGATTTCTCATTACGACCAATCTTGGCTGCCATTGAAAGTCGTTTATCACTTCCGGATATTTGTCCAAGCACATCAGAAATCCGTTTTGATTTAGATGACTTCTTAAGAGGCAATCCATTAGAGCGTGCACAGGTTTATCAGATTCTAAACTCAATCGGCGCAATGAGCGTTGAACAAATCCAAGAAGAGGAGGACTTGATTCGATGAAAATTCAAGTTCCAATTTCACTAACTGCTGCTGATTCACAATCACGCACAATTTCAGGTCAGATCGTTACATGGGGCGAGCAAGGTAATACTTCTGCTGGTCCAACAATCTTTGCATCTGACTCAATCAAATTTAACAAGGGCATTAAGTTGCTTTTAGAGCATGATCGCACACGACCAATTGGAAAACTTATTGCACATGAAATTACTGATTCAGGAATCGTTGCTACATTCAAAATTGCTGAAACAACAGCTGGAAATGACGCTTTAGTAGAAGCCGCAACTGGCATGAGAGATGGATTCTCAGTTGGAGTTAAGGTCGATGCTTGGGATAACAAAGATGGCGTAATGGTAATCAGCAAATCTTCAATCATTGAGACATCATTAGTAACCGATCCAGCAATTGATTCAGCAAGAGTGGCTGAAGTAGCCGCATCAGAGGATTCTGTAACTTCAGAAGAGGTAACAGATACAAACAAACAACCAGAAGGAGAACAAGTGTCAGACACTACCGTTCCAGAAGCTCCTGCCGTAAATGAAGCGGTAGAAGCGACAAATGTAGAGGCTGCTGCTGCACCTAAGCCAGCATTCTATACAACTCCTCGCATCAACAAGAATTTGACAGCAGGTCAATTCCTTGAGGCGAACATCAAAGCCGC